AATCCTTCTGCTGCTTTTGCGCCTTTCATTGCACCAGACAACTTTCCTATCCAACCTACTAATCTACCTACGTTAGAAGTTGTTTTACCGATAGCAGTCATTAATGGAGAAAATGCAGTTGCACCTAAAATTGCATATGTGATAAGTTTTTTCATTTCTGGGCTAGCGTTAGAATATGCTTTTGCGAGATCCCTAACAACTTTAAACATTGGTTCCAATGCATCAAGGGCATTTGAAGCAGCATCCATTAATGGTCCACCCATTGTGACAGCTACATCATTTAGTTTGTTTTTTAGGAGTTGTAGTTTGCTTTGGAAAGTTGCGTATCGTTTAGAAGCCTCATCAGTCAACGCTTTGTTTTCACTAAATCCTTTATTTGCGGACTTAAATGCATCGCCAAGTAAATCACCAGCACCAGCCAAACGTTGTAATGTGTCAATTTCTCGTACTGATTCAATACCAATATCTTGCAAGTGAGCAGTTACGTCTTTGCCCTCTTCTTTAAAGCGTTTTAACCCTTTAACAAAATCAATAATGGCTTCTTGTGGATTTTTCTTCCAAGATGCAGCAAATTCATCAGCAGATTTACCAGCGATTTTTGCAAACTTCCACAAATCTTCGCCACCAGACAACACTTGTGTATTAATTTTTTGCATGACACGACTAAACGCCGAACCACCTGCTTCCGCTTCGATACCAACAGAACTCATAGCTGTTGCCAAGCCAAGAATTTGAGGGTCTGTCAACCCTACAACCTTACCTGTACCAGCTAAGCGAAGACCCATTTCAACGATTTCTTTTTCAGTTGTCGCAAAGTTGTTACCCAACTCAACAATTGAGCTACCTAGATTGCTGTACTTAGATGGATCTAATTGTGTGATATTAGCAAACCTAGCTAATGCAGTTGCAGCTTCTTCTGATGACAAGTTAGTAGATTTTCCCATATCAATCATGACACGAGTGAAATTTAAAACATCCTTTGTTTTGATACCTAGCTGACCAGCAGCTTCCGCAACATGAGAAATCTCCGTCGTTGATGCAGGTATCTGTTTAGACATGTTTCTAATTCCTTTTGACAACATATCATAAGAGTAAATAACTTTTCCGTTCGAATCTCTTACTTCATCAACAGTCTTTTTTACACCAGCAAACGCAGATTCAAAATCGCTTGCAGCCTTGACGCTATATAATGCTCCAGCTCCAAATCCAGCGCTTACCCATTTAGTAGCTTCACCTAGTTTTTGCATTTTTTGACCAAAAGAGTCAATCTGTTTGCCACTGCGCTGTAAAAAACCAGTAAAACCGGATTGAGCAGAAACTTCTTCAAAAGCTTTTTTTACAGCTCCTAATTGTCCCTCTAATGCTGCTAATTTTGCATTCTCTCTCTCAATATTAACGGCTGCGGCTTCCCATTTAGCTGTCCCTGGATCTAATTTGTCAAAATCAGATTTCAAACTCGTTAACACTTTTTTTTGCGCTTCAATTGCCTGTGTTACTGACTTATATTTTGCTTGTAGTGCATTGGCTTTAGCTGCGTTATTGTTTAATGCGTTTCCGGTGTTTTTTAAGGCGGCATCTAAAGCTCTCGTCTCTGCTTTGAAATAATTAACAGCTCTTTTTGCGCTTTGCAACTTAGGGTCAAACTTAGAAGTATCTAATCCAAGTTCGATAAACATACTCCCTAGTGGTGTACCTTTTGCCATTTTTCCTCCTTTCAACAAAAATAAAAAGGCGGAGTTTATCCGCCATTTAGAGTCCCAACAAAGTCTTCTAACGACATCACTTCCTCAGATTTGACTTCTGCAGGCTTTAAAACTTCCAGCATATCAATCCAGTTTGTCTCCATGACATCTTTTATAGATACTCCGTAGTCAGATTTGATTACGTTTCTGATAAACTCGTAAAACTTTTCTAATGCCTCGCCGGGTGTTAAGTTGTCTCCTTTGGGTCTTCTGGCTCCCCTCCGATTAACTTAACATATAGATTTGCCAGAGCATTGTTTAATTCATACATGTTGTATTTGTCATATAACATATCGACGGTTAAGCCTTCAAACAAACTAGCCATAAAAGTTAGTTGTTTGTCTAGTTTCACATGTTCTGGATCATCTCCTTTTGCAAGTTCATCTTGCATAATCAAGTAATTTCGATAGTCTCTCACAGTAAGAGATTTACATTCTTTCACCACGAGCTCGCCGTTATCATTTTTAATTTTAATTTCTAAGTCTGACATCTACACTCCTTTACACTCCTGGAATAGCTCCTACGCTTGGTTCGCCTGGATTCAAAAGCTTAACCAAAGCCATTGCATTTTTGCCCTTAGCTTCTGCTTCTTTATCCATTGCCCAACCGACATATTGACCTTTCGCTTCCCCTACTTCACCAGGTTGTGCTGTGAACACTAATTTTTGAGAGTCTAAACCATCATGTTTTTCTTCCTTGGTTTTTAATTCGAAATCTTCCATCGAGAAAGTCCCTTTAAAGAAACCGAGATATACATTCCCCTCTGTCCCTGGAGCTTCTAAAAGAACAGACACTTCAGGCGCTTCTGTATCTTCTCCGATAAATGTAACTCCTTCTGTTTTTTCACCTTTTTTATAACCAAGTATGGTTTGTAAATGTTCGAATGGGATATCAATTGCTTCTGTCTCCATTTTTACATCGCCAACACCTCTGCGCGAGGTGTAATAAGCAATATCTGAACCATATGTTTTGACAGGGGCTGCTGATAATCCACTAATTTTAGCTGTTTTAGTTGCACCTTTACCAGCCTCACCCTCGATGACAATCTTTTTTTTCGCATCACTTAAAACTTGAATTGTCATTCGTTTAAATCCTACTGCTTGCATTAAATTCTCCTTTATCAATACTCTTCATATAAACTGCTAAATCCTTTGTAAGTTCTAGCATCTAGATATCTGTTTGTATCCTCGTCATAACGTTCTAAGCCGTTATCACTTTGAAAAAAATCTATAACCATCAGCTTTTTCTCAATCCTATTTTGCAAATCTTTACATTCGAGCCTTGATACACTCTCTACATCGATTTGATACATAAATTTCTTAGCTAATGGTTTATCTGAACCGAAGTTTGTTTGTCTAGGTGGTGCAAGAGGTACAATAACAATGCTTGTTTGGTCAGAAGGTAGACTTTCTGGTCGCTTAAAAGTTTTTGTTTTAACTGATCTCAAAACTTCGTCTTGTTTAAAAAGCTCACCAATTTCTGTTAGCATGTCTTTAACCATCAAAACCTCCCTTCAACTTGTCTTTTATGCCTTTCGGATATATCGTTTCTAAAACATCCGAATAACGTCGAATTACCCCGACACCACGCCGTTTCTCCTTCCATCCATATTCCAACTCTTGTAAGTGGACCATGTTCCATCGTGGAGCTTGGAATCCAAGTTTCACTTTTGGTATTCCCTCCTCACGTTTAATCCTAGATACAACGGCACTTTTAACCGTCTCTCCGCTTCTTCGGTAAACCGATATAGCAGCTTCGAAACTAGGTTCTAGTTCTTCACCGATTTCTTTTAGCGCTTTATTAACTACTCTGTTAACTTTCGCAGAGCCTAACTTTTTTTCCATATTCGCTAAAAGTTCATCCATGCCTTTTAATTCAGCTCCCACTTTTTATCCTCCAAGAACTATAACAATAAAGTCTCTATCAACAAAATCAGGCCTTATATCTAATATTCCTATTTTTTTATTTGGCAACCTGCTATCAATAATTTCTACAAGATGATCATTCTGAGGGATATAACCCGACAGAGGGTCTCTAAACTTAATAGTGTATTGTGCTTTAACGCCTCTCTCAGTTACTTTCTCAATATCTTTTATGCTTGGATTATAGACTTCGGCGAGTGTTGCGAATAGTTTCTTTAATTTCATATCTCTTCCATCTAATTCATCGTCTGTTGTTGATGAATAAAAGATGACAGGAGTTCTCAAATCACCATTATTTGTTTTTTTTCTAGACATCGTCAGAAACTTCTTCGATAAAACCAGGTAATTTGTCGTCAATCTCTTTAAAGCGGTTTTTGTTGACAACAAAGACATCCCCAATTTCTCGAATTACCTCTTCTTTATAATCTTCAAATCGTTGAATCGTTCTTACTTTCATATTCTCTTTCCATTTCTTCAATAGCCAAACGAGCGATTTCGTTTTTAAAAGAGTCATAAAACAACTCGAGACAGTCGTTAAAGACATATCTCGAGCGCTCCATTATTAACTCTTTACCGCTTTCATAATCCATCAAATCAAACCCTAACAACCCTTTGAGGGCACTCTCTGAACTTTTCAAAATTAGTGATAGATTGTCATCATCAAAATCATGAAACACTCTCATTCGTTCTTTAAATGGTTTTAAAAGCTTGTGTTCATCCATCTATTACACTCCTGGAATAGCTCCTACACCCGGTTCGCCAGAAATTACAATTGGGTCTGCAACACTAAGCGTCCAAACTGCTGCTGAAGTCTCATCCTTAGCACGACCATACGCAAATTGTTTAGCTGTAAATAAGTCTAAATCTTCAAGAGCGTATGTCTCTGTATACTTGTGTAACTCAATTCCGCCTGCAACATATGCATCATATCGTCCCTTAACAAAAGTTGTAACTTCCTTAGCCTTTTGATGGACTGACTCAATTAAGGTAACGTTGTAAGGTAGAGCAGTCACGAACGTTCCGTTAGCATTAAGTGATGTATATTGTTTTTTAACATCCCATGCATCTGCTGGATTAACCACGATTACAATGTTTCCATCAACTTCAACAGCTGTCTTTCCATCTTCTTTTACAGAGTGGTATTTATGTACCATCGTCAATTCTTTTACTGTTGTAGATGGATCTTTAAATGTTAAAACTCCTGTCGGTTTTTTTGCATCATACGTCGCTTTTTCGCCAACAACTTTACCTTTTAGAGTACGAGATAACCCGATTGGTTTACCATTGCCATCTCCATTTAAAAAAGCTTCTTCTAATGCAACTGCGAACGCTTCATCAATTTGTGTCATAATGAAACGAAGTAACCAGCCTGGGCCGAACTTAACAGCGTCTTTGGGAATAACTACGTAAGCTGTGAGCTTGTGTTGGATAGCCTTAGTTGAGCTAAATGAAGCTTGAAGTTGCCCTTTGATTTCCCCGTACAAGTCACCCCACTCGGCTTTACCTTTAGAATCAGAATCAATGAACTTCATGCGAAGGCCCATATTTTTAAGACCAATCGCTCCAATAAGCGGATGTTTTGTTGTTAAATCTTCAAAAATACGATCAACTGTTTCTTCTGGGATTAACTCAGTTAGCCCAGCTGGCGCTGTTTTTACGATCTCATTAAAAAATTTACGTTCACGAGCTGTCATTTTTGCGTCGTCTGGAGTCAATGCGATTGCAGATTCTACTTCTGCTTGCGCAACTTTTTTAGATTCTTCAAACATTGCTTCTAGCATGTTGTTGTAGAGAGCGCTCTGTTCCTCTTGTGGCGCTTTGTTAGATACTGCATCTACAAATTTTTCACGAATTTCGTTGAATTCATTCGATAATTTCATTGTCATATTTTAAATTTCTCCTTTTTAATTAAAAACAAAAAGCCCCAAATCCTTTTGGCACTTCTTTTTCTTTTTGTTTAGCATTTTCCATTTTGGAAATAACCATATCTACAATTTCATCAATATTAGGTTCTTTTTGATTGACATTAATCGCATTAGCTAGTTTTGAAATGACTTCACTAGGGACAATATTCTCGATACCAGCTACTAGTTGTGGTGCTTGTTTAATTTCTTCTGCAAACATTTCTTTATCTGCAAAGCCTTTTTCAACAGCTTGCTGTGCATTAAACCAAGTTTCTGTGCTCATCAAATCTAGCAATTCATTCATTTCTAAGTCAGTCTTATTGACATAAGCATTAGCAATAGATATATTGTAGTTTTCTAAAACTCCTGCCTCATGCAGCATTTGTTTATGATCTCCACTAACTGTAGTAGATACATTGTGAATCATCAATTGTGCTGTAGGACTAATCTCAACAACATCACCAGCCATTGCGATTACTGAAGCCGCCGAAGCAGCAATACCAACAATCTTAACCGTTACGTTTCCTTGATATGATTTCAATGCGGTATAAATTTCGCTCCCTGCATATACGTCGCCACCACCAGAGTTAATAAGCACTTCAATATCGCTATTATCTTGTGGCAAGATAATATCTTTTGGTGCAGTTGCTGGCATATCTAACCAGTCGTAAAACCAACGGTCGCTATCTGAAACAATAGGTCCTTTAATCTGTATTTGTGTCATCTGTATTATCACCTCCTTTCCCCTCTTCAATATAGTTTTTAGTTAAGATGATGTTATCTCCACCATCTATCGGTGCAAAATCAAGTCTTTCACGCACTTCATTTCGGGTAAATGTACCACTTGAAACCAATTTATCAATATTGACTGCAATGTCAAAAATATCATGTTGTGACAGTCCTACAATCTTTAGTCTCTTACCTTTTTGATAGTCACTTTTACTGATGATTTTCGCATTTAACTCATCTTGTATCTTTTTGCTAAGCGGACTCATGCAATAAAGCACTAAAGCTTTTTGAGAACTATCTAAAGTAGCCATGTCTCCATGTAGTACAGTTGGTGGAATACCTAAAATATCAGCGATTTCATCGTCGAATTGTCGTCTTATCTTTTGTAAATCATCGACAGATAAATTTGTTGTACCTGTGGTGTTCGTCAACTCTTCATATGTGATATGATCATTAGTCGGAACTATAGCGACAGACCTCTCAGAGAAGGCTTTAAACAACTTATCAGCATAATCCTTCATCAAAGACATCTGGTTATCTGTAAATTGAGAAGAGCCTTTTGCATGCATCATCCCTCTTATCTGATTGTTTCTTAAAACAGTTTCTACCATGCGCTGATGTAATTTTTCGTACTCTAAAAACAAACCGTCAATATAACTTGATAGCCTGTTATTGTTGTATTGCAAGAAGATAACTTCGCTCATTTTAAACGTTCGCTTGAATATAAAGTCTTTAACAGTCACACTATCAAATGTATCTTCATATACAGCGTATTCTTTGCGACTGTAGTCATCAGCGACAAGTAACTGATCGTCATCTGTTTTGATAACTAACACTTCATTTTGAGTAACTAACCTATAAATAAATTTTTGCCAAAAATATGATGCTGACTCATTGTTATTTGGTCGTACATTGAGCAAATAATTCCAAGACGGACTCTCGATATTAACTAATCGCATTTCAGAATCAGCAAATATCCTAGCTAGAAATTCTGCGGACTTATCAATAGCTAGATTTTTTAAGTAAAGATTTTGATAATCATTAAAGATGTCATCTAAATCATACCCATTTTCAGGTATAGTTCCTGTTTTAAAAATACTGCCAAAAAAATCAAGTATTTTCATTGATTACCTCCTTTCTTTAGATTCCATGATAACCCTGTCGGTTGGGAGCTAATTCGTATCCCGCTCCTTTCAGTTTTCAGACGGTTT